GAGATTACAAATCAACTGCTCTACCAACTGAGCTACAACGGCCTACCACCAATTTTCGCAGGCAAAAACCACCCAACATGGTTTTTCTGCTTTATTAATTGTAACACCATGATAGTCTACTGTAAACACATTATTTTTATTTTGCACCAAAGCACAAGTTTTAATTTCAGACTTTGGATAAGCCTTTGCAATGTCTTTAGTAATTTTTTTTAATGTGTCACCTTCGTCACAAATGTCATCTACAATTAAAATTTTTCTTTTACCATTTTTGATTGTCCAATGAGATGGCAACTTCCAATCTGTTTCCCAATTAGGATGATCTCTCAAAGATCCTTTGAACGGAATAAACTTTGTATCAAAGTAATGACTCATCATTACACCAATTGGTAGTCCACCTCTGCTTACACCAATTATCACATCAGGCATAAAATGATCTTTTGTCATTTCTCTTATAATTGAAGTTTGTAATGCTATTTGGTCAGCATAGGAAATAATCATTTTCTCAGTCATTTTGTTGCCTCTCTTAATTTGCTTTTTGGTGTGTTTATATTACGTTTTGCACACACAGGTTCAATCTCACATGTATCACAACCTGGCTTCCTTGATGTGCAAACTTTTTTTGCATGAGTAATTAACCACATATGAGCACCATACTTGTATTGATCTGGTGTTGAATTGTTCACAGTGATGGATGCTTTGCCTTCATCTAAACTATCTGCCCAACCTAATCTCCATAACAATCTAAAAACATGTGTATCCACTGCTATGTGTGGTTGCCCCCATACAAATCTCATTATTATGTCTGAACTTTTACGTCCCACTCCTGGCAGGCTCATTAGTTCCTTTTGTGTTTGGGGAACTTTACCTTCAAATTCTTTTAATAATAAATGGCTTGTTGCTAGAATATTTTTTGACTTTGCATTGTGTAATCCTGCTGGACGTATTGCTTCAATTATTTCATCTTGTGTAAGTTGAATCATTTGTTCAGGAGTATCTGCTTTTGCAAATAATTGATTACATGCAACTGATGTTCTTTTGTCTTGTGATTGTGCTGATAACATTACTCCTATTAAACTTTTGTATGCATGTTTGTGTATTTTTGCGGCTGGCTTTTTGTTTGAATAGTAATGATACTTTTTGCTGAGCTTTTCAAAGAGATAATCAATGTTTGGTTTGTCCATCATCTTACGTCTGCGTCTTCCATGCCCGCAACTCGCAGTTTAGTGATATTGGTTATTTGCCATTGTTTTTGATCCAATCCTTTGAGTATGCCTAGCCATTTGTTACGCAACAATGCCCATTCATTTACAATGGCTTCAAAGTCACACACTTCATCTTCACCATCAACATATTTTTCAACGTCCCTTGAAGAAAGTGCTCTTTGATAATTTTCTAAATATATTTTGTAGTGTTTTGTTCTTAGCTTTCGCAGTTCTCTGTTTAGATGGTTTAGCACTGCTTCTATTTCTTGTAACTGTGCAAATCTTGTTTCGACAATGCCAGGCAAAGTTGATGCGGCTTTTTCAAGTTTACCATACAACTTTACCTCGCTTTTTGCTGATATTAGTTCTTGTTCATAGTGCTGTATTGCAGAAGGAATATTTGCAAGTGACCTTACAATTTCAGAGTACCAATTAGTATTCGCCATCTTCCTCGTCGTCATGATAGTCTTTGTATTCTTCCAACACTTCGTCAACTGCATCTGCAAGTGGGCTATCGCCAACTTCATTCTGCAATTCTCTCAATGTGGATTCTTCAACTCCTTGTTCGATGAGAAAGTTTACCAATCTAACAGCCACTTCAGGCTTATCTTTTGGAATCTTTTTTTCGAAGATGTCCCAAAGTTCTGCTATTACTATTGCGTCTACTGTATCCAAAATTATTCTCCTTCAGTTACGTCGACAGTACTTACCTCTTCGACAGGATTTTCTTGCGGTGTAATATTGCTAATTTCTTGCATTATTAGTTCAAGTCTTTCGCCTGTCCATGCTTTTCTGTATTCAAGATGTTCTTTGCCTGATGCATCTATGTATTTTAAACGATTGCCTGATTTTGTCAACAATCCTTTTTTCTCAAATAAGTCTACCAAGCCTGAATATGGATCCATGCCAGTTTCATATGGTATTTTTATTTGTACACCTTCAAAAGGCTTTGCGTATCTTGTCTTCATAACTTTACATGCTGATCTTATACCACGCACATCAGTAACTTTGTTGCCATCTTCATCTTCTTTTAGTTTTAGTTTTTTCATTGCTATTACAATCGAAGATGCATAAATGAATCCTTGTCCGCCTGATATTTTGTCATCAGGGTCAAACATGTCTTGTGATGCATAAGTGTGGTTAGTCGCCAACATACCAATATTGTGAGACCCAAACATGTTTACACAGTTTCTTACCAATGCTGTAAGTGCCTTAGGCTTTCTACCTAAATCACCTTTCATTTCACCTTTTTGAAACTGATCAACATCAGTTGGAGTCAACAACATGCCTAAAGAATCAATTACGAAAAGTATCTTTGGCTTGTCTTCAACGTCTTCACCATAATCTGCTCTGTACTGCTTCATAAAAGTTGATATTGTTTTTGCAACATCATCAATCATGCTAATGCTTAAACGCATTAATTTTGTAGGATCAGTATCAACGTTCAGTGCTTGTAACCATTTTTCATCAAGTGCGTTTTCTGAATCAATTAAAACTACAAATATTCCTTGTAGTTGTGCCTGTCTTACCACATTGCCTGATGCAATAAAAGATTTGCCTGAACCACTTTCGCCTGCTAACACAGTAACTTTGCCTAGTGGTACACCTTTGTAGAAATCACCTGATATCAAATAGTTCAATGCATGATTGCCTGTTGAAATCCAGTCTGTGGGATCGTTAAATCCGATCCCAAGACCGTCAATTGATTTGGTGATATCTTTTCTAAATTTTGATATATCAAATGCTTTGACCATGTGTACCTCTACTTAGATTGTTGTCTAGCACGAATCATTGCCAATATATCTTCTGCTTTGTTATCAGTAGAAGCTGATGTTGGTGCTGTTTCTGGTGCTGGAGCTGTAGTCGGAGCTGGAGCAGTGACTGGAGCTGGAGCTGGAGCTGGCTCTGGTGTTGCCTGTGCTGTAACTGGTGCCGCAGTTGCCTCCATTGCCGGAGTTGGGTTTGGCGTTGCAGTTGCATTTACAGGATCACCTGTTCTTTGCGACATCCCTGCAGGACGGAAGTATTGACTGTATTTGTCAGGATCATATGGTTGTCCATCAACAGATGCTTCAAACATTTCCTTCATCACTGTTTGTTCAACTTCAGATGGCTTCTTTGGAAGGAAGTCACTTAGATTGAATAGTCCATGTTTGTCAATTGCTTGTTTCTGTTCTGGTGTAAGTGCAGATTCTCTTCTTGACCATTTTGATGTCGAATAGTCTGCATAACCACCTTTTGATGACTTGTTAATTCTAAAGTCAACACCACCATCATAATCAGTTGGCATGTTTTCCATTTCTGGATCAAGTAATGCACCTTTGATTATGTTGAAAATTTGTGGGCCAATTATAAAACGTCTAATTGGATTTTCTGGAGTAGTGTCTTCTTGCAATGGTGATTCATTTACAAAGCCTTGGAAAATGTAAGAACGTTTTTTCCAATATTTTCTACCCATGTCTTCTAGTGATTTATCTTTGAACCATTGTCTTACTTCTGCAAGTATTGAACATGGTTCTCCCCACATCTCCATACAAGGAACTTGTACTTGTACTGATCCAGTTGACTCACCTTTTACTGAGTTGAAAGGTAATTTTATCATTGCCCTTTCGGCCCAAAAGAATGTGTTGTTAGGATCTGCGTCTGGTAAGAAACGTAATACTGCTTCTGTGCCTTCTGCTATATTCCAATGTGGGTAAATTGCGTTGTCGCCTATTGGACCTCCTGATGAAGTCTTGGCGTCTTGTGCCTTTAGTTTAGCACGAATTTCTGCTAATGTTGCCATAAAATGCCTCCTTATGTTGCCTGTTTAGCCTATTAATAATATATTACTATACTATACTGTAATTATGCAGTCAATGATTTTATTGCGTATGTGTTTGGAAATGTACATCATATATTTTTTCCATGTAATCTGTGTTGTCAATATCAAAATATTCTGCCACATCTTGTATGAATGCATCACGTTTAAAAATATTTTTTATATCAAATCTTTTTGGAAACACATGGAAGTTTTGCCAGTCTAATATTGACTTGCTGTAGTCCTCTACAAATTCAAGTTTGTTTTCCAACATTGTTTTTGCTTCAGTAATCACATGTTCTTCATGCAATTCATAAAAACGTTTTGAGAAAATAGGCAGTAACTCTAGATCACTGCATACCAGTTGTACAGTTTTGCCTTGATGTTTTGTACTGTATTCTGTATCATGAGTAAGCACCCAAGCATCTTGTGTGTTGAATCTACAATAGTATTTTTCTTTCTGTTTATCATTGTACTTGAAAAATTTTTTCATTATGGTCCTTGTGTATTTGATATATTTGTCTGCACAAGTGCTGTGTGCGTAGTCTAATTTGAAATTGTTTGTGTTGAGTAAAGCAGTAGGATCCAACATGCCAATAAGTAAATCTCCATATGTGCCACCTCGAAATAAAATTGGATGTATCATTTCAACCTCAACATAAATTTTATATTACCGTTTGTAGTGTCTGGATTTTCCATCATGTCATCTTTTGTTTTAAATTTAATATCATGCCATTCACATGTAAAATTAGGAAGTAGATCTAGCAATGACATGAAATAATCAATATGGTCAGTTGTAAGTCTATTCCATTTATTAATTTGCGTATCTCGAAAGCTATAAAACAATAAACAGTTTGTTTTCATACTCATTGCGTATACCTGTATGTGGTCAGCAATTCCTTTGATATCTACCCAATGATCTGCTCTGTTGTTGTTTACAATAAAGTTGTCAAATTTTTGCCCAAAGATTTTGGCGATGTCACTCCTGTTTTTAACAATGGTTGCATTTGGATAAAAAGTTTTTACAATTTCATGCTGTTCTATCACAGTAAGATTATCAATCAAATCTTCCAAGTAATATCCTGCACTGCCAAATATTGCTGTGTTGCCTGGTTGCACATTATCTACAATAAACTTGTCATGTGTATCAATAATAATTTTGTTACGTTTGCGATTAGTTAACCATACTTGGTGCTTGAGCCTGCCCATTCTGTATCTAAGGTATTGCGTCTTTTGGTCCTCTACAATAGGATAATCATTAAAATGTTCAATCAGTTTCATTTGCTTATAAAATAATGCCTGTCTGGCAATGTCCATGTAAAACTTAATCCGTGATCAATGTAATCTCTACTCATGTCAATAACTTTGCATCCTCCAAGAGATGACTGTAACCATGCAGTGATGGCCTGTTGATAATCATCTGGCAGTTGCATGTCGATCTTGTCATTGTTAATGTTGATGTAGTGTCTGTTCAAACACAAATATATGTTGGTGCAATCATCAATCCATGTTCTGATTTGTTCGATTATAGTGTGACATCTATATCTACTATATCCTTGATGTGTAACCAATATTAGATCAGCGTCTTTGATGTTTGTGACTGTAGGTATTTTAAGATCAAGTCTTGTTTCTTCGATGTGATATACTTTGGTGTAGTTGTTTAATCTGACAAAATCTTCAATCTGTTGCAGTCGTCTAACTTTGTATTTGTTTTCCCAAAATCTATCTTGTATTTGTTTAAAGTTTTTAGACCATTTGTAAAGATCATATGGTTCTACTACTTGTATGGTTTTGTCCATAACTTATTATAGTATATTTTGCGTTGGTAATAAACTATTTTTTAGGCTTTTTAAAATATGGCTCTTTTGCGTCTTTTGGTTTTGGATAAGTTTTTACTCCAATTTTTGAATCTCTGCCTGTTTTAGTTGGCTTCGGATTCATGCCCACTGCCATCATTGAATATTCGTCTGTTTTTTTCTTGTTGTATTTGTCTTTAATTGCACCAATCTCTTCTGCACTTGCTCCTGATCCTGCCGCACTCTGTATTTTTTTCATGCCATCTTTACCATACTTTTTTACACCAGCACGATACATGATGCCACTTTCACTCATTTCTGCTGAACGCATAAACATTTGAGCATATTTTTTAATAATTGGTCTTGCATCTGCTTCTGGACCTTTTGTCTGTGATAGTTCATATAGGTCATCCATTAAACTGTCATCACCAATATGATCGTATACTATGCCTTGGGCATTATCTCCATCAACACCTACCGGAATAGGCTCTTTCATAAGTTTTACAATATCTCTAAAATCTTCTGCTGTCTTTGGTGCTTTCCATGTACCTTCTGTTGTAGTGTCATATTCTTTTACAACATTGTCTGCCCATTTTTCAAATGAATCTTCACCTTTGTATTTTCTTTTGTAACCAAGATCCTTTTTGCCTACTTCTTGTCCTTTGATGTTTTTGTATTTTTTAAGTTCTTGTGGATCAATTCTAACAGCATCTTTGTACTTTGGATCTGCTTTCATTTTCTTCAGATCATCGATGTATTTTTTAACAAGTTGAATTGCAGTCTTTTTAAGTTCTGGAT